CACTATATCTTCTGGTAAGACATCCAAAGTCATGATAGTATCAACCCCTCATGGCATGAATATGTTTTATAAGATGTGGACAGACGCAGAAAATCAAAGGAATTCTTATATACCAATTGAAGTTCATTGGTCAGAAGTACCTGGGCGTGATGAAAAGTGGAAAGAAGAAACCATAAAGAATACAAGTGAACAACAGTTTAACACTGAGTTTGGTTGTGAGTTTCTTGGTTCTATTGACACTCTTATCTCTGCCAGAAAATTAAAAGTCCTGGCATATAAAGACCCAATACAATCTAGTGCAGGATTGGATATTTATGTAAGACCAAAAAAAGAACACACATACTTCCTTTCTGCTGATGTATCAAGAGGCACATCTAATGACTATTCTGCATTCATAGTATTTGATATTACCCAAACACCGTATACAGTTGTGGCAAAGTTTAGAGATAATGAAATAAAACCACACATATTTCCTCAAAAGATATATGATCTGGCAAGAATATATCATCAGGCATACGTTCTTATAGAGATAAATGATGTAGGAGAGGGAGTTGCAACTGCAATGCAGTTTGACTTGGAGTATGATAATTTGGTCATGGCATCGATGCGAGGAAGATCAGGTCAAGTTATGGGGGGTGGTTTCTCAGGTGGCAAGGCACAATTAGGTGTTAGAACTACTAAGGCAGTGAAGAAGGTAGGGTGTTCCAATCTTAAACAGTTAGTAGAAGATGATAAACTGATTGTAGAGGATTATGATATGATTAATGAACTTTCTACTTTTATAGTTAAAGGGGCATCATGGGAAGCAGATGAGGGTTGCAATGACGATCTTGTATCATGTTGTTTCTTGTTTGCATGGGCAACTGATCAGACATACTTTAAAGAATTGACTGATATGGATGTTAGAATGCAGATGATTAAGGAAAATCAGGACGCAATGGAACAGGATATGGCACCGTTTGGATTTGTTGTTACTGGACTAGAGGATGAGAACATTGGTCAAATAGTTGATGAGTATGGTACTAAGTGGAGTCCTATCGTGAGAAGTTATGAGAGCGACTGGTAAATCTGTCGTTTTTTGGAGTCGTTCTTTTATACGATATATGAGAAAGAAAAGTTATTCTCATTTTGGTGTTCCTTCAAAATATTTAAAACACTCTTGGTCTGGAACTGAAGCATACGATAAATTTCAAGAGAAGTCATTTTTTCTCAAAGATCACCCAGAAGTAAGACATTTATGGCAAGATTGGAGAAGGGAAAGGATTGCCCTTTTTAAAACTGGTTATGATTTTGGTCAAGTTCTTAATCGAAAAACTAAAGAACAATATACCTTTAATACCTCTACTGCACATCTTCCTTGGCAGGAACACAAGTATTACCCAGAAGTAGAAAATCTAGATGTTACTGATTGTCTTATAGCATCTGCTGAAAGACTTGCATCCAAAGGAAGAACTATTGACTTCTTTTGGTCTGGTGGAATAGATTCCACAGCAGCTCTCATTGCATTAAATGAGGTATGTCCTAAACAATTACACGTTATTATAGGACATAGTACAGAATATCCAGAGTATTATGATAAAGTTGTTAAACATTTAGATCATACTATTAACGAAGATTCCCACGTATTCAGAGAAGCATCACCAGATAAACATGTATATTCTGCATGTGGAGAGGCCGATATTATTTTTGGTGCTATAGGGTTTGGTAAGAGTAGATTTTACTACCAACAATTCAATAAAGAATTATCAACCGAAGAAAAAGTATGGTTAATTTGGGAGCTCATAAGAGAATATAGATGGGCAGCATTATCTTTCAGATTTCTTTTAGAATGGGAGGGTGATAAAATGGACATGGATAACTATATGCCTATGTATTGTCAACCTACGATTGAGAAGTGGGTAGTCAATGAACATCTCAAAGGTCCAGGCGAAGGTTTGATATGGCCATACATTCCTGATAATATAGATCCACCAGATGAAATTTATTTAAAATGTAAAATGCCCCTAAGAGATCATATTTACAAGTTTACCAAGGATAAAGAGTTTGCATACAAGAAGGGTAAACAAAACGGACTTATTAGAGGACAGATACTATCTAATAGAATCAAGGGTAAGAATTTTTCTAGAGAGGGAGAACATATTGAGAATTACCAATACAGAGTTTGGGGTATATTAGATGATGGCACTATACTAACAAAAGATAATATTCATAAATATAATTGGAGAGATTTCTTCCATCATTATAAAGAAGAGTGGTATTAAATAAACTCAATCAGATCATTATCTGACTTAATCCAACAATTGGAGCAGAGAATATGAGATTTGTTCATAAGATTAAAAATTTCTTGTCGAGACTTGTCACTAGTCCCGACTCGTTTCGTCATTTTACGTATCTCTGAATCGTGGGGGTAAAACTTTAAACATACAGTTTCACTTTCTCCACAGTGCCGACAGGATTTATCTGCTAAAAATTCGTTTAATAAAACTATTCTTTTTCGATAGTTTCTACGTGCTACCTTCTTAATAGTCTCTTTATATTTTTCATAATGAGCATTTCCCATGCTTTTATTTATATGTTTTGACACATATAAAATTAGTGTTTAGAAATTGATTTTTTATAAATATCAATGAACAATAAAAAAGAAGGAGTAAAAATATGTCTTTTCTATCTTCTCCTGGTGTTCATGTACGAGAGATTGATCTTACTAACGTAGTCCCTTCAGTTGCTACTACAGTCGGTGCGATTGTAATGCCCGCTGAAAAAGGTCCAGTTAGTTCAATAACAACTCTTGGTAGTGAACAGGAATTGGTACAAGTTTTCGGTGAACCTCAAAGTGATAACTTTGAGTGGTGGTTTACCGCATCTAGTTTTTTACAATACTCCGATCAGTTAAAGGTTGTTCGTGCCGAATCAGGTATACTTAATGCTGGTGCCAATAGTGGTATCCTTATCAGGGATGATGAACATTATGAAGGTTCATTTAATACTGGTCAGGGTTCTCACGGTGAATGGGCTGCTCGTACTGCTGGTACGTATGGCAATTCAATTGGTGTTACTATTTGTCCTAGTGCTACTGCTTTTGAACAGCATATGGGAACAGATAACTTAGTTGACGGTGCTGGTGCTATAGGTGATACTACCATCGATGTTGATGATGCTGATAAATCGAATTTTGCTTTTAATGTCGGTGATATAATTTCATTCTCATCTGCCAATTCTTCTTCTGATGTTACTCTTTTTGCACACATCTCTGGAGATGAAGGTAATGAATATGAAGTAACAGGTATTTCTTCCAACACCTTAACGATCCGTCTTTTAGATGACGTTAATGGTCAAGGACTGAAAGCTGTAATTGCTGATAATTCATTTATTCGCAGACGTTGGGCATTCTATGATTTATTCCCAAGTGCGCCTGGACAATCTGATTGGGCCAAACAAAATGGTCGAGGTACTGGTGACGAACTTCACGTAGTAGTTTATGATTCTACTGGTGATATTACTGGTTATGATAAACAAGTTGCTGGATCAAGAACCAGCTCTGTAATAGAAACATTTGCAAATATGTCGAAGAATCCGATTGCAAAAACTAATCAGGGTGGAAATAACTACTACCCAGATGTTATTTTTAGGCAATCTAATTGGATTTACTGGACAGATCATCTATCTGGTGGTTCGAATTGGGGAACCGATACGACATCAGCATATACAAATGTAATTCCTGTAGATGATGGTACTCTTACTGGTGGAACAGATGATTATTCTGTAACTGCTGGTGAATTAAAAATAGGGTATGACCTTTTTGATGATACAGAAAATATCGATATAAATCTGGTTCTTAGTGGACCAAGTTCTGGTGTTGCTGATACAGAAGCGGGTATGGATACTCATGGAACAATGATCCTTGATCTTTGCGAATCTCGTAAGGATTGTGTAGGATTTCTTTCTCCGTTTCGTGCCAGCTGTGTAAATGTAGCAAGTTCTATTACACAAACTGCAAATGTTGTTGATGGTTTCAATACAATACCATCATCTTCATATATGGTTTTTGACAGTGGATACAAATATATGTACGACAAGTATAATGACGTATATCGTTTTGTTCCATTGAATGGTGATATGGCAGGATTGTGTGCCAATACAGATAAAGTTGCTGATCCCTGGTTTTCTCCTGCTGGATTTAACCGAGGATATGTAAGAAGTGCAATTAAACTTGCTTATAATCCAAAGAATAGTGAGAGAGATCAACTTTATCGTGCTAGGATAAATCCTGTAGTTAACTTTCCAGGTCAGGGAGTTCTGCTTTTTGGTGATAAAACAGCACAAACTAAACCTAGTGCATTTGATCGTATTAATGTACGTAGGTTGTTCTTGGTTCTTGAGAAAGCAATTTCCATTGCTTCTAAATATCAACTCTTTGAATTCAACGATGAGTTCACAAGAGCACAGTTTAGAAATATGGTAGAACCTTTCTTGAGGGATGTACAAGGAAGACGAGGCATCTTTGACTTTAAGGTAGTCTGTGATGCTAGTAATAATACAGGTGAGGTTATTGACCGCAACGAGTTTATTGGAGATATTTACATTAAACCCGCTCGCTCAATTAACTTCATTACCCTAAACTTTATTGCAACCAGAACTGGTGTTGCATTTAGTGAGGTAGGAGGTTAACCATGGCTAACATAGATGATTTCAAAGCAAATCTAATCGGTGGTGGTGCAAGGGCTAACCAATTTAGGGTAACGATTACTCCTCCACCTGGCATTGCTATTGGATTAGATGTTCGTAAAACATCTTTCCTAGTAAGGTCTTCTAATCTTCCAGCACAAACTTTAGGGGAAATTACTGTACCCTTTAGAGGAAGAAATATCTATATTGCTGGTGATCGTACATTTGATGATACTTGGACTACTACTTTCTTGAATGATACGGACTTTATGGTTCGTAACGCAATGGAAAGATGGTCTAATGGTATTAACGATCTTGCTGACAATACAGGTGTTGTTGCTCCTGCTGATTATCAAACAGATTTGACTGTAGAACAGTTGGATCGAGATGATACAGTTTTAAAGAGTTATATCTTTAGAAGTGCATGGCCAACTACAATTGCTGCTATTGAATTAACTTCTGATACAGCAGACGCAATTGAAGAATTTGAGGTTACATGGAGATTCCAACACTTCGAAGCATCTGCTGTAAACTTCTAATTTTAATCTACTAAATAGTAGCAATTAGGAGACATTATGGCAGAACTTTTTGGGTTCCGTTTAGAACGAGTTAAGGATCAGGGGAGTGAACAGACGTTCACTTCCCCGACACCTGATGATGGCACAGTAGATGTTGCCGGCGGTGGTTTCTGGGGGCAAATCCTAGATACCGATGGTCGAGAACGGACAGATTTTGATTTAATACGGAGATATCGTGATATCTCTCAGCAAACAGAATGCGATTCCGCAATCGAAGATATCGTAAACGAAGGAATTGTTGCAAATGAAGCAGATGCACCAATTGCTATTGTATTAGATAGACTTCCTTATCCAGCAAAAATTAAAAGAAAAATAAGATCAGAGTTTGATGAAGTTATGAGATTGCTTAACTTTGAGGCAAAGGGACATGACATCTTTAGACGATGGTATGTTGATGGTCGAATATTTTATCATAAAATAATTGATAACAAAAATCCACGAAAAGGTATTACTGAACTTAGATGGATAGATGCAATTAAAATAAAGAAAGTACGTGAACTTCAAAAAGAAGTAGATGCAAAAACTGGTGTAGAGATGACAAAGAAAGTACAAGAGTATTTTCTTTATAATGAAAAAGGTCTTGCTAATACTGGTATGACTGCTGGACCCACTCAGGGGATTAGAATAGCACCTGATGCAATTACTTTTGTGCCATCAGGAGTAATTGATGGTAATAGTGGTCGTGTACTATCATATTTGAATAAGGCGATTAAACCTGTAAATCAATTGCGAATGATTGAGGATGCACTGGTTATTTACCGTATATCCAGAGCACCAGAACGTAGGATTTTCTACATTGATGTCGGTAATCTTCCCAAAATAAAAGCAGAACAATACCTCAAGGATGTTATGAACAGGTATCGTAACAAATTGGTGTATGATGCAACAACTGGTGAAATACGAGATGATCGAAATCATATGTCGATGCTGGAAGATTTTTGGTTGCCACGAAGAGAAGGTGGAAGAGGGACAGAGATTACTACTCTCCCAGGAGGTGCTAATCTAGGTGAGATAGAAGATATAGTATATTTCCAGAGAAAATTGTATCGTTCTCTTAACGTGCCAATCTCTCGTTTAGAATCAGAAAGTGGATTTTCTTTAGGTCGAGCAACAGAAATTACAAGAGATGAACTTAAATTTACTAAGTTTGTCCAACGCATTCGTAAGAAATTTGTTCCACTATTCACTGATATTCTCAAAACACAATTGTTATTAAAGGGTATAATTTCATTAGACGATTGGCCTGAGATGCAAGAACATATTCAATATGATTTCTTACAGGATGGTCATTTCACAGAATTAAAAGAAGCAGAACTTCTAAGAGAACGTGTAGAAATGCTTGATATTATGCAGTCATATATGGGTACGTTCTTCAGTAAAGAATATGTCTGGAAGAAGGTATTACGATTTAATGATGGTGAAGTTGATGATATGCTCAAGCAAATGAAAAAAGAACAGGATATGGACCCAGATGACGGTGGTCAAGAAATGGATGATTATAGTGACGGTATCACTAGACAACCTGTAGATGGAGCAGGGAATGAAGTACCTCCCCCAGAGGAACCACCTCCAGAGGAACCAGAACCAGAACCAGAAGAACCAGATGATATAGAATCTGATAAGAGTTTTATTGTTCGTAATGGATTGAAAAGGAAGAAAAAATGAGTAGAGAATTTGTAGATAAAGTTGAAAAAGAAAATAATGTAGAAGCAGGGGATGCTTTTAAAGCTGCAATGCTTCAAAAGGTAGGTAATTCTTTAGAAGATAAACGAACAGAGGTTGCAAAAACTTTTGTTCAGCAACGTCAGGATATGTTGGATCAAGAGCAAGGGGATGATGATTAAACCATTTAATTCTTTTCCTTATGAACCACTGTCTTATCGTCTTTGGTGTGAGATGTTGGATCAGGTTGAAGTTCAACTTCTTATAGAGGAAAAAGACGATCAACAATGGTGGAAAGACCTCAGTCCAGAGGAACAATCAAAATATTTAAGTGATCATCCTCAATCTGCGAAAGCAAAAGCAGAAAAAGAAAAAGAAGAGGGAGAATCTGCAACATCCAAATCATTCAAAGATTTAAAGGATCACGTAAGCAGTGTATCTAAAAGTATAGGTGTAGATGCAAAAACAGTTGTAAAAGCATTTAAACAACCGAGTGTATATAATACAGTAAAGGCATTAGGTGGGTCAATTTCTATCGCTGCAAAAACTGTACAAGGAATGGCTAGAGGTGTTGGTAAGACTCTGGATGTTGGTGGTGCAGCGATATCTGATACTCCTGCCTTTAAACAATTAGAAAAGGGAGTGATAAAGGTTGATGAATTTATGGATAAACATCCAGCATTAAAGAGGGCAACAGGAGCAGCGGTTGCTGGAGTAGCAACTTATCAATGGTTAAAGATGAGTTTTTCTGGTGATATAGAAAGTGATTATGATGTATCTCTTATTGCTGATGGTCTTGCTGGTAAAGCAGGATTTGCAGATTTAATAAACACTCCTTCTGGTGTTAAAAGTATGGGATTGTTAGGTGCTGGTTTAGCAACTGGTGGATTACCAATTTGGATGGGTGGTCCTGCTGGTTTAGGTATTGCTCTTGCATATACTGGTGCAAAGAAGTTGGGGGATACAGAAACAGGTAAAAAGTTAAAAGCAAAGATGGGTGAGATGGCTAAAGAAGCAGGATCAAAAATTGGAAAGGGTGCAAAGGCAATAGATAAGAAAATAGGCAGAGATGACCGTAATGAAGGATTTTCTGAAATGTATACCACTGTAATTGAAAAGGATGAGCATAAAAAATCTGTGCAATACAAGAAATTGGCACCTCGAATGAAAGATGCAGTTGATCTAATTTTCAAAAAAATGGATGCTAAACCCTCAGATTTCCTAAATAGTTTTGAGAAAACTATAGTAGAAGTATCAAAAAAATTCAAAGTTCCTGAAAAGAAACTGATGAATTACTTTGAAAAAGAGATGTTGTCGATTTAGGAGTAAATAATGGCAGTCGTATTACAAACATTAGTCGATAGTGACTTTGAACATGTAGTTAAAATTACTACATCTAGTACTAATAGTGCCGCATCTATCGTAG